TGGAAATCCTGTTCCTGTATCAAATGATGACCTTAGATTAGCTGCTCAATTACTTAAACAAAACAACATTACTGCCAACCTTGCAGAGGCAGATAACGAAAAATTAAAGACACAAATGGCTAAGAAATTAGATTTTTCTACAGTAAGAAAAAAGTTAGAGAATAATATTGCTACCGCTTAACACCACCATAAGCACCTGATCTTTGTTGTGGTTTAAATCCACATGCTAAATCATCTAAACCTGCACCAGTTTCATCAAACCAAGCATCTCTAATTAGATCATCTAACTCTTCCTGACGCTCTCTCTTTTGTCTGACTTGATCTTGTGCAGCAGCTTCCGTAAAAAACTTAATTCCTAAACTAAGAGCATCAATTTTATCGTCGAATAACAAACTTCCTCTATCGGTGGTTATGCGGCTCATTCCATAAAGCAAAGATCTTTGATGGCCTGATTCTGGATCACGTTCAGCCGTTGCATAATCCTTTTTGATTACATCTGTGCTGACAATCATTCGATGTTGTTGAATTAACGGTGCAAGAGTATCAACAATACGTCTTTCCTTTTGGATGCTGACTCTAACTTCTTCGATTCCAACAGGATAAATTTTATTCATTACTGGCTGTAATAAAGCTGTAAACATGCCATCACCCATATTTGATTCAGCAACGACTTGAGTTACATTCCATTTCTTTGCAACTTTCGCTAATAGCTGTAAAACCTCAACTTCATATCCTCTAGTCGTACCACCACTTTCTAAAACAAAGAAATTACCATTGAGTTCTGCTATGCAGGCCCAAGCTAATTCGTCGCTGCCTCGGCCTGATGGGTCAATTGCTAGAACACAACGCCACTCATCTTTCGTTGGTATCCACCCGTTAACAGCCGCAGGACGGTGGTAATAACGATCAGCCCCCATTCCTACACAAATCAAATTCTGCACCCTTAAATCGGGGCTATTGCCCCATATAGCTATTTCAGGTAAAGCCTTGCCATCTAAATCCATCACGATCAAATCACTTAATCGGATTGGATAACGATCAAGAGTACTTAAACGACAATTCAACTGAAACTGCAATTGAACTGCTGATCTTGTCATCCTTGTTTCACGCTTTAGCAATTCCTCATGCCCAAAACGTTCAGGATCAGTAGGATCACCAGCTACTTCTGGATTCTCTTTAACAGTTGATTCAATATCAGGTGCTAAGAATCCTTCATAACAATCCCATTGCTCTGAATCTTTAGGATCAGGAAAACGTGCAGGCCAAAAACGAATAGCGTAACTCCTCTCCCTCACTAGCTTTAGATAAAGTGAACTTTCAAGGTGGGGCGTTCCTAAGTATCTAATTTGCCTTGGAAATATTTGTTTCTTTCCTCCTAACGTGTAATCCCTTTTGCCATTCGGATCAAAGCCAGGATCATCTGGTTTAATGATTGCCTCTAATTCCGTTACCGCTTGCGCTAATCTTTCTTGCTTTAACGGTGTAATTGAATTATTTAAAGTCTCAATGTCATCAGGCAGCGCCAAAGTACAACGCTTTCCAGTCAAACTTGGACTTAATATCCCAACTGTTCTAACACTTGGACTCTGATCAATAACAGCAGGCCCAACATCAAATGCTTTAAAACTTGATCTTCCATCTGGTCTTGGTTCCAAGCATCTCAAAATATCAACATCCCTGATACATCTAGCCATAAATGTCGCTACCTCCTCTGCTTTCTCAGCAGTTGCAGCAGGAATCAAGATCTTCTCAGTAAATGGATCATGCCTTAAACGCCATAAAGCATAAGCACCACCTTCAAATGATTTACCCAATCCACGATACGCAGTTGTAATGCAACGATCTGGCCCGTTCTCTAACCATTCCGCTACAGATAACTGCCTCAATGTCGGAGTATCAGCTAACCCCAATTCCCTTAACAAGTAACAAAGGAAATTTTTAAAAGGCCACAATTCTTCTGGTAATGGTTCCCAATTCATAAACAAAGCCCCCCTATCTTTTTAGTGACAGAGAGGCTTTGCCAACAACCACCAACCAAAATGGCTGGCAGGCTTTCCAGTACCACCTGGAATAGCATTTTCATTCTAACCCTCATCCACACTATCGTCCTCTTCCTCCTCTTTAACTTCTTCAACTGCTTTCGTAACAACTCCATCCTTTGCTGCTTTCGCTTTCTCATATTCAGCAACAGGTACATCACTACCATATCGCTGAATTCCTAACCTCATTCTCTCTTCATTTGATACATACATGGGTGCAATCCTTAGTTTCTGATACTCACTATATTTCACAAATCGTTTATTGCCTCCTCAAATTGACTTTGTAAATATCCTCGCCTCTTTACTCCTCCCACACTCGCAAAATGTGGATTCAATAAAAAATAAACATCCCCACTCCTTTTCTCCCTAACTCTCACAACTAACAACTCCTTCTTTAACCTCCCCAATGACATAACACACACAGAATCTTTGATATTCAACTTCTTCGCTAATGCCCTTGCAGTTAACCTAACTCTCCCCGTCCTCCAGTTCATTTCACTAATTAATCCCACATAAACAGCCATATCCCTTAACTCCAATCTCCTCTCACTTATTAACCCAAATACATTCTCAAATTCTTCCTGATGAAGCATAACAAAATTCTCGAATCCATTAGACTGCATTAGTCAGACCTCCTTGCCTTCTGACGAGTCCCCTAACCCTAGGGTCACTCCTGATTGGTGTTTGCGAAACGGCCCAGTCAGGAGAGGGGATCTTATATACGTAAAGTGAATCATACATCAACACACCTGCATTTCAACTACTCCCACAATTATCTACTCCTACTTGCACTATGATCTCTATACTGGTAACAATAAAAACGTAGGTACGCCCCAACCTACTAACAGCAGAAAATAAACAATACTTCTCAACTCCTCACACACACAAAATTGACTCAGGGTTCGCATAATGCCCTGGGTCTTTTTTTTTCATTTTTTACCTCGCATTTTGTGATGGGTACTCTAGCGCTCGGCGCTTGGGGTTCCCCCAATACCCCTATCAAAAGATCATAGAAAAAAGAAAAAAGATCAATCAATTCATTAAAAAAAAGGACTAAGGGGAGGGGAGGGGTATATCTATCTAGTGACTGACTGAATTAACAGAAGATTAACAATCTGGTGTGCGGTCAAAAGAGGTGTGAGGTGTGGTTGTGGTGAGGTGTGAAGGGGTGGAGAGTAGGGCTAGGGGTTGTGATATTTGTTACAGATAGAGAGTTTGCCTAATCCCTTTACTTGCCATCGGTGGTTATTAATGATAATAATAAGAACACTGCACAACACCAGTGCAGAACAACAACCACCAACCAATCAAAGAGGTCTTATGACTATGACGGCTAGCAGAGAGGAACTTAAAGCTAAGGCTAAAGAGTTTAAAGAGAAGGCAAAAGCTATTGAAGAATCAAATAAGGCTAAGGAAGTTTATTTCCGCAATGCTGTAAACCTGAAGACCAACCAAGTGCAGAAAGAATTGATTGAGTTTTTTCGACCTTTTGTTGGTAAGAAGGTTAGAACTATTTCGGGATATGGCGGATGGTCAAAGCTAGTTAAGAAAGAACTAGAGCTTTATTTTGATGATCTATGGAATTCACAGAGATATAGAGTTATTTGCCGTTCTAGCTGCGGTTCTTTGTGGTTTGAGATAGATACGACCTATCAGTACGACACAATCGACTACAAGGGACGTGAAGACCATTCTACGGACTATGTGAAGGCAAGCTTCTATGTAGGAAGCTGGGATGAATCAACAGGGACTTTAACCAAGGTCTACGAAGATGAAAAGATAGAAGCAAGAAAGACTAATTGGACAGTTGAAGAACTAAGTGCAACAAGGAAGAAAATAAAAGAGATGAAGGAAGAGCTTATGAGTCTTGAAAGTTCAGTAAGGGAGTTTAAGTAAATGAATTTAAAAGAAATCAAAACAGCCATTGAGGACGGTAAAACTGTCCATTGGTCTAATAGTGAATATGTAGTTATTAAACATTTTCCTAGGTCTTATCAAGCCGAATACTTGATTAAATGTTTGCACAATAATCATTGCATAGGTTTAACTTGGCGTGATGGTAAAACCTTGAATGGAAAGGAAGAACAATTTTATATAAATAATAATTAATCTATCCTTGAAGCCTTCTTAAATAGTGGGCTTCATGGATGGCTTAAATGTCATCTATTAAACAACCACTAACCGAGGTAAACCATGCCTAAAGAGCAAAAAGTCCACAAATCAATTAGTCAATTCTTCACTTTCTATGAAAATTATTCTACTAGGGAGGATATAGCAGAAGATCTTTCGTTAGGGAACATTGATGAAGATCATCTTTACTTTAAAGATGTAGAAGCATTTGAAAAGGTTATAACTTTTCTTGAAGAAGTTTATGAAATAACTTTTGGTGATAATGCAATTAACAGAGGTTTTTCTCCAGAAGAAGTCATCGAAGAACTTAAAAGTTTTTCTGATAAAGCTTTAGATAAAGATTAGCGAATAAATGGTACATCATCCTATTCAAAATGTTTATTATCCAGTTAGAACTAATTGGATTAATAAAATAAATAACACTACTAAAGAAAAGATTTATCTAGCTCAAAAGAGAATAGATGAATTAACCAAACTAATTAACTATTGGAGGACAAATTCTCATGCCAAATCTTGATGAAATGCTTGATAAAAAAACAGGCACACTTGAAATGAATTTAAGTGAATTAAACTTCCTTAAATATTATTGTGATCTAGTCAGTAAAAACTACGGTTTAAAGGAACTAAAAGAAACAAATGAGCATGGATACAGCGCAGTAAAGAAAGTAAACAAGTTATATAAAAAGATGGAAAGTGAACAACAAAAAATGATTGATACAGTTCAAAAGTTACAGGAGGTTTGCAATGGATAAGAACCAATTACGAATAGAAGAAATCAACTTACCTGATCCTGATAAAGCCGCTATTTATGCGGCTCAGGAGGACGCATGGTTTCATCATCTAACTGACCAATTCCCAGAACCATTAAAGGAGGTTAAATGACTAAAGATAAAATAGATTTTGATGACCTTAGCTATCAGTTAGCGAGGTCTAGGCAACTATCTCAAGGGGATAGAATGAATGTCATGGAATCATTAGCCACTTTTGCCCAACGGCTTAGTGGCTTGACTAAAGAAGTAAAGACGTTGTTTAAATTGCTTAAACAATTAAAAGAGAATCAAGAAACGATAGCGACAGCGCTTAATCACGTCTTGATTCATGCTGAGAATAAAGAGCTATGGATTGAAATTTCTAAGGAGGAGGAAGATGCAAAGAGTCTTTAAATCTGACGCTGAAATTGATCTCAACAGGTGTGCAAATGCCTTAGAAAAGCTGGTTCAATTAATGGAATCAAGCCAGGAACGAGGTCTAGCAACGAAGCCTAAAAGCAAATCAAGAGTAAAGGAGGTTAAGAAATGAATAACACTTTAAAATTCGCCTCTTTTCTAAGTGAG